GACATCTTCGAAAACCTGGATCGCGCCGAGTACCAGGGCGACATCGTTTCGTTCCTGATCCGCAATGGCGGCCGACGTCGCCGCAGTGACAACTTCGGTGTGGGCCTCCTGGTAGATGCAGCCGGCTAAACTGGACTGGCCCGAATGGCAAGGGCAGTCCGATCTCATCACTTCTCAACTCGAACATTCCATGTCCGGAGTAAAATATCCTTTCGGCGATGCCGATGTGCAGGCGGTAACGACCGCCACGACCATTGCCCTGGCGGTAGGCGATCAAATGACCTACGCCAAACTGGGCTCTAACCTGACCGGCGCGACTACCATCAACGTGACGCCCGACTCTGGTGTGAAAGATGGCGCGCAGTTATTCGTGGAAATCCCATGCGGTGGCACGGCTTACGATGTCACTTTCGGAAGCACCTACGTGACCAGCGCGGGCGTGACCGGCACGATCAACAAGACCAAAGTGGCATCCTTCGTGATGGCGAATGGCAAGTTCATCCACACGGCGACCAACACGATCAACTAAGAGGGGCGGGCCTCTCTGCAAGTGCTTTTTGACACATGGCGACAAACAAACTGAGCAACCTGACAGAACGAGAATTACTACTACTCTTGAATGAGAAAGTAGACCGTCTGGAACAAGAGGTGTCGCTTCAAAAAGCGCTTGCAGAGAAGATTTCGCAACTGGAAATGGATCTCCTGGAGCAAAAAATCAAAATCCGCATCTGGGGGGCTATTATCGGATTCATTGCCGGTATTGTCGGCAGCATGCTTCCCAAACTTTTCAAACTATGAACTGGAAATCAGTATTTGATTGCTATCCCGACGCCGACAAGATTTTTGTAGTTGGCGATATGCCTTTCCTGAAATTGGGCGAAGCAGAAATGCATGCCAAAAAACTCGAACAAAAGGTAGAGGTCGTTACCCGCGCCTCTCAGTACGAGGATACGACCGCCCTGGAATGGACCTCGGAAGAAAAGGAGGCATACGAACGTGAAGCCGCCAAAAAAGCCAAGGCTGAACAGGAAGCCGCCGACAAAGCGCGGGCTGAACAGGAAGCCGCCGACAACACGCCTGCATCGCCGGGAAAGCCCGCTAAAGGCAAAGGCAAAAACAAGTAACCCGTCCGGCCCTTGGGCCTCGACACAACTTTTTCAGAATGAAAAATTACCGCATTCCCAAACTATTCCTGTTGGGCGCGCTGCTGGTGGCGCTCACGATGAAGTTCGGTATTGCCCAGCGCGACCTGGTGCGAAGCCAGTCCGACCAGGTGGAAACCTCCAAGGTAATCCCGGTGCAATATGCGCAGGTGGTACCCGCTCCGGAGATCACCGAAGTGGACACGCCCGACATCCCCTCTAGTAACGACCCCATGCCCGAGCAGGAAGGTGTCAGTATCTGGAAGTTTATCCTTTCCAACTGGGTGGCCCTGCTGTTTGCGCTGGGCGCTTTCCTGGAAGCGATTGTAAGGTTGACACCTACGCAAAAGGATGACAGTATCCTGAACTTTATCAAAAACATCCTCGATTCGTTCATTCCGAACCGGCGTACAGGAGGCGGGACGCACTAACTACATAGTGCGCTCCTGCTTCCCTTGACCGGTCTTTACATAACTCTGTATCATGGCTCTTCCGGGAGTAAACATACTACTGCAAAACGGAGGCCTCGGCCTTGCACCGCTGAGCGATGACGCGGTTGTCGGCATCGTATTCAACGGTGTAGCAGCCACCAGCCTTGCGCTGGGTACCTCGTTCCAGGGTTTTGGCCTTGACGAATTCGAAGCCCTGGGCATCGATGCCGCATACGACACCACCAACACGGTGAAGGTGTGGCGCACGATCAAGGAATTTTACGATGCAGCCGGCGACGGCGCTGAACTCTGGATCATGCTGGTGAGCCAGGCCACGACCGTGGAAGCGATCCTGACCAAAACCAACACGCATGCCAAGAAACTGCTCGATGACGCAGGCGGCCGCATTCGTATCCTAGGCGTAGGGCGTAACCCGGCAGGCGGCTATTCTCCGAATACCTCTGCCAACCAGATCGACCTGGATATTGTGAACGCACTTACCACTGGCCAGGCCCTGGCCGATGATATGCAGGCGGCATTCAAGCCTGTACGCATCGTTCTTGAGGGGTATGCTTACACTGGAACAGCATCCGGGTTGCCCAACCTGAAAGCGCAGACGAAACCGAACATGGCCATTCTGATCGGGAACAGCGAAAGCGGCGCCCGCTCGGCCATCGGCATCCTGCTCGGTCGCCTGGCGGCCGTGCCGGTGCAGCGCAACCCGGGCCGCGTGAAGGACGGCAGTCTGCCCATTACGGCGGCTTACCTTGGTACGGCTACCCTCGAAAGCAATCAGGGCGCATCGACATCGATCCACGACAAAGGATTCATCACCCTGCGGACGTATCCAGGAAAAGCCGGGTACTTCTTCACGGATGACCCTACTGCCGTGGCCGCTACGAACGACTACAGCAGCCTGGCGCGTGGCCGGGTGATGGACAAAGCCATCCGGATTGCTTACACCACCTACGTGGAGGAAATACTGGACGAGGTGCTTATTGATCCGAACACTGGCTACATCGCCACCGTGCAGGCCAAAAAGTACCAGGCGCTCGTAGAAAACGCTATCGGCACGGCTATGGTAGGCGAAAACGAGATCGTCAGTGTGGACGCATTCGTCGACCCGATCCAGAACGTACTCAGCACCAACAAGATTTGCATCGACATCCGGATCGTGCCATACGGCTACGCGAAGGCCATCGAGGTGCGTCTTGGATTCACTAACCCGGCAACCGCTTAACCACAATGGGATTCAACACAAGACAATACTCGTTCAGCGACGTAAGCGTGAATATCCTGGGCCGCACCCTGGAAGGTTTCCGTGGTGTATCGTACAAGGTTTCTGTTGAAAAGGAACACCTGCATGGCCGAGGGAAAAAACCGCTGAGCATCCAAAACGGCGCCGAAACCATCGAGGGCGAACTCATGCTGCTCCAGTCGGAACTGGAAGCCATGCGCGCAGCGGTGAAGGCCGCTAATCCGCTGGCAAAACTGACGGATGTATCGTTCGACATCGTGGTTACTTACGGAGATGGCGCTACGGCAGTGACGGACATTGTTCAGGGCTGCCAGTTTACCGAATACGAAAAGAGCCTACAGGCCGCCGATAAGTTCATGGAAATTTCCATGCCTTTCCTGGCACTCGACGTTAAAGAAGGCGCATAGTGCAAAGCATGCTGCGGGCGTAATAGTGCAGGCACCTTTGCAGACATAAGACATCAATCCATCAATGGGGCGGGCTACAAACGCCCGCCCTTTTCACTTTTAAACACAATTTAAACGAAAATGGCGACGGTTCAAAGGAATGAAGACAGCACCATATCGGTAACCTTCTCGAACGGTTACCGCGTAAAATTCAAGCAGCCTAACGACACGGTGCTTGGCATGTGCATGGCGGCCAGCCGGCGCGATCCGAATGGAGGCGCAGACGTGCTGATTGAAAACTGCCTGATTGAAGGCGACAAGGTGAAACTGAAAAACAGTGTCGGCTACCTGAAACAACTGGCCGAATCCAGCGGCAAAATTTTTGGAGAGGTGGCCTGTTCTCTTTCCTGGGATGATGACAAGGCTCTGGTTGAATTCCTGGACGGTAAAATACTGATCCTTAAACCAATTGACCGCGATGGATACGGTCAGGCGCAAATGAAAGCCAAGCAAAACCCACTCAACTACGCCAAGCATATTCTTGCCTGCTGCTGGGTTGACGGCGATCAATCGGTAAAAAAATCGCCTGGCCACCTGCTCGGATTTTCCGACATACTGGAGACGTTCCTGGAATACACGGACGATGCCCTGGGAAACTGATCAGGGGCTTTGACGGAAGCCCGGAAGAGAACTGGGTGGAATATAGCAATACACTGCTGCAATATTACCTCCACATACCAGACCCGTCGATACTTTCGAACGAAGCGTGGGCACTGAAGGTGAAACAATTGGAACACATCCGCAAATCAGAATCAGGTAAATAATGTCCGGATTTAACTACCTCATAAATTTGACTGTCGTAGGCGGCGGTGCGCTCGACAGGGCCATTGCGGCTACAGATCGCTTTGAAAACTCGCTTGAACGGGTTCAGAGCGAAACAGATGCGACTGGCCGGGCTGTGAAGAAACTTGGTAATGACGGGCGCAACGCCTTTGATAGTATGCGCTCATCGGTTGGCAGTTTTGTTGCGGGCCTTGGCATTGCCGTGGCGACCATGGGGAGTCTTCAAACCGCAGCACAAAATGAGGGGCTTGAAAAGTCCATTGAGTTTGCTGGTGGTGCGGCTGGAGCCAAAAATCTGGAGTTTGTACGTACTGAAGTTGAGCGGCTTGGATTGCCGTTGAAAGAGTCTTTAGAAGGATTTAAAACGCTGTCGGGCTCGATGATGGATACCGGCATAAGCGCCGAGCAGCAACACAACATTTTCCAGGGGCTTGGCGAAGGTATCGCCACATTCCGACTGCCAGCAGAACAGGCAAACCGGGCCATGTTGGCGCTTGGACAAATGGCCAGTAAAGGAACTGTAAGTGCTGAAGAATTGAAAGGCCAGTTAGGGGAAGCGCTGCCAGGCGCGTTTACCGTTGCTGCACGTGCTATGGGGGTAACACAGACTAAGTTGAACGACATGTTGAAGGATGGAGATGTGCTGGCAAAGGACTTTCTGCCAAAGTTCGCGGCTGAAATGCATAACACTTTTGGCAAGTCTGCCATCGACGCCACTGACAGCGCTACGGCAAATTTCAACCGCATGAATGCAAGCATGTATGATCTGCGGGTAACAATTGGTGAGCAACTTATGCCAACCGTGTTGGGTCTGATGCAGAATTACCTTATACCAGCAGTATCATGGATCGGCCGCAACATAGAAATGCTCGGCGGGCTTGTTACTGTTTTTGGAAGCCTGTATTTGGCGGCCAAAACATATACCATTTACACGGGTATCATGTCGCTGGTAACGGGTGAGTTTACGGGTTCTGTTTGGGGTTTGAATGCCGCTCTACTCTCCAATCCAATTGCTTGGGTAATCGGCGGGTTTGTTGCGTTAAGTTCGGCTGTTGTATATGCATGGAACAAGTCTGAAGGGTTTCGAGGCTTTTTGTTCGGAATGTGGGAAAGCATAAAAACGTTTGGAAGCCTTTTGGTTGACAGGTTTGTGAAACCCGTTATAGCCGCTTTTGAAATCCTTCGTGGTGCCTGGAATGGTAGTACAGAGCAAGTACAACAAGGCATGCAAACCCTGAAGGAATCAGCAACATCATGGGGAAAGGATTTCGGAACAGAAATGAGCAACTCCTTTACAAAGGGGTGGAACAATGGTGTGGCTGACTTTAACAACGCAGCAGTCGCCCCGGTAGTGTCACAAGCGCCAGGGGCACCTGGGGCGGCTTTTGGCGGCGCAAATTTCAATTCTCCAGCCGGATCGAACAAAGGGAACAAAACCGCTTCTGACGCCTCCAAAATGGCAAATGGCATTACTGGTGGCGGCTCGAAAAACGTGGTAATCAACTTCAACGGTAAAATGGTGGAGTCCTTCACCGTACAGACGACGAACGTACGGGAAGGCGTGGAAAGTCTTCGTGATCTACTCATCAAGGAATTGGCGCAGGTGCTCAACTCCGCAAACCAGGTGCAAACGAACTGATGGCGCAGACTGACTTTTCAATCAACGCATTACTGGAACGTGCATTCGGCATTGGCAGGGGTTTGCCTTTTGACTCCAGCAAGGCCGAAACCCCGCAAATCCGTACGGAACAACCTTTTGAGGATGTTCCGGCCAGCAACGACCAGGAGGGCGCTGAGTTTATGCAGATGCGGCTCAGCGTGAATTCCAGCCTTCCGACAGGGCAGTCGGTATTTATGCCCATGCGCCTGGGCGGGCTTGTGCTGCCGAATGAGCCGTCGATCATCGTAAGCAGCCGGAAAAACATCGTGGAGACAGCGTTGGCCGGAAGTTCGCGCCGTGGCACCGTGAAGGAATTGATCAGCGTAGAAGACTGGAGTGTGACGATCAGGGGCGTGGTGATCAATTACGACTCTGTGCTGGTGTATCCGGAGGATGAAGTAAAAGCGCTGCGCGATCTGTACAACCTGAATGAGGCGCTGGATGTAGAAAGCGCCCTGACTAACCTACTGGGCATTTATCGCCTGGTCATTAAAGAGTTTCTACTCCCGGAGATGATCGGGATACAGCATGCGCAGGCCTATCAATTTATCTGTACCTCCGATGAGGACTTTATACTGGAACTGTAATGTACGTACTGGGCGCTGAAATCGAAATAGGAGGCAAGAAGTTCACCCGCGTGAACATGGTCGAAGTGGAAAGTTCGGCCAAGGTGATCGAGGATACTGCTACCATCAAAATGCCGACAACGGCAAGGCTGGAGCGACAGGGCAAGTTTATTACGGAGGTAGATACGGCAAGGGTTTTCAAAGTGGGCGACCCGGTTGTGATTCGGCTGGGATACAATGGCGAATTGAGGGAGGAATTCAGGGGCTTTGTGTCGAAGATAAAACCCTCTACGCCGCTGGAGATCGAGTGCATTGATGCGACATGGACGTTGAGACGCAAAAACCTAAAGGCAAGTTTCAAGAAAACGACGTTGAAAAACCTTTTAAACTTCATTTTAAAGGATACGGGCGTCAGCCTGAAAGGGAATGTACCTGGTGTGAATTTCACGGAGTTCTATTTCAAAAATGTAACGGCCGCGACGGCGCTCCAAAAACTGAAGGATGACTACGGGCTTACGGTGTACCTGAAAAACTTCAACGAGTTGCACGTGGGCCTTTCCAGTTACACAGACGGAATGGTGGTGAAATACGGGATCAGTGAAAATGTGATCGACAACGATCTGGAATGGGTGAATGAAGACGACACACGAATCAAGGTAAAGGCGGTACACATCAGGCCGAACAATACCAAAGTGGAAAAGGCTGTGGGCGATCTGGACGGTGAAACCCGAACACTTTTCTTCTACGATCTGGACGACCCCAAACAGTTAGAAACGATGGCGCTTCAAGAACTGGCCAAGTACAAATACAGCGGTTACAAAGGAGGGTTCAACACGTTCCTTTTGCCAGTAGTTCAGGTCGGTAATGTTGCCCGGATTCGGGATATTCATTTTGAAGAGCGCGGCGGCGATTACCTGGTGGACAAAGTGACCACCACTTTCGGAACAGACGGCGCCCGGCGAAAAATAGAACTTGGAATTAAAGTATCGATCTGATGGCAGACGCAAAAAACGATGTAGTACAGGCGCTCAAACGCCTGGTTCAGGATCAGCACACGGCCACCGTGCTGACGGCTACCGTTACTGCCGTGGATGATGCCGCTTTGACCTGTGACGTGTCGGATGGAGACGAAACCGAACTATTCAATGTGCGACTGCGGGCCGCCATCGATGGCAGTGAGCAAGGCCCGGTATTGATACCTGAGGTAGGTAGTGCAGTGCTTATTGGAAACATTGGAAACAGTCCAAACGGCTATTTCATCATATCGTTCACGGCTGTCTCCAAAGTGCTTTGCCTGGTCGGGACAACAAGGTTAGAAATGACTACCGCGGGTGTTTTGATCGAGCGCAACAACCAAACGCTCAGGGCCGCCCTCGACGCCCTGGTCGATGCGATCAAACTGATTACTGTGACATGCGCAGCACCTGGAACGCCCAGCACTGTGCCGATCAATGTAGCGGCATTTGATGCTGTAAAAACTCAAATCGCTCAGATACTAAAGTCTTGATATGCCTTTCGATATTCTACTTGGAGACACGTTTGACCTTGCCTTTGCAAATGGCGATTTCGTGACGGGCGAAAGTACCCGGCAGCATCAGCAACTGTTGCTCCTGGTGGAAAAGGGCGAACTGAAGGAGTTTCCGACGCGGGGTGTCGGCATTGCGACGTGGCTACTCGATGACGTAACAGGCAACCTGAACGGCCAGGTCAAACGAGAGTTTGAGGCCGATGGAATGAAGGTGCTGAAGGTGGCCGGTGCTGGTGAAAAATTTAACGTTGAAGCCATATATGAGTCGTAGCATAACAGTACAGCCGGGGCAGACATTGCCCGACATCGCAGTGCAGTATTGCGGTTCGCTCAGCGCATTCCCGGAAGTGGCCAGTCTGAACGGGCTGGCGCTTACAGCGAGCATATCGGCTGGCCAGACGCTGCTGATACCAGCCGTGGCCACCGATAAACGGGTGCAATTATACTTTGCGCAAGGCGGCTACGTGCCGGCTTCAATTGGCGTAAAAGCAGTGGAAGAAGGGGTATCCTATTGGGGAATAGAGTACGATTTTATTGTGCAATAACATGGCCAGAACAATCGCAGAAATACAGGCTGAAATCATTACGGCCGTCCAGAACGACACGACGCTCAGCCCTCAACTGACGAGCACCAGTGTGACGGCTATCTGGCGGCTCTGGACGTATATCATAGCCGTTTCTATTTGGACGCTGGAGGTTCTTTTCGACTTGTACCGCACAGAGATTACCGAACTGGTGGCCGCCCAGAAACCGCACACGTTGCGATGGTACCAAACCAAAGCACTGGCATATCAGCATGGCGGTACGCTGAACCTGGCTAATGATGAATACAATAACACCGGCCTGACAGACGACCAGGTGGCTGAGCAAAAGATCATTGCCGAGGCGGCCGTAACGGAAGTGGATAACATCCTGTACGTAAAAGTACAAAAAGCCAGCGGTGAAGATTTGGCACAACTCGACCTGACAGAAACGGAGGCTTTTACGGCTTACATGACGGAGGTGAAGGATGCAGGCGTGAAAATGATCGTTCGCTCCGTGCCGGCCGACCACCTGAAAATCGAGGTAGATGTGTACTACGATGCTACGATCCTTTCCAGTGATGGCGCCCGGCTCGATGGTACTGCCTCGACACCGGTGCAGGATGCAGCGAAGGCTTTCCTTCGTGAACTTTCTTTTGATGGAAAGTACGTGAAGGCGCATCATATCGACGCATTACAATCTGTAGAGGGTGTGATTGTTCCGGAATTCAGGCTTTGCCAGGCCCGCCGCGACGACGACCCTTCTTTTGCGAACGTGGATGTTTTTTATGATCCGTACAGCGGGTTTTTGAAATTCTACGATGAAGAAACCGACCTCGTACTCAACTTTATTCCTGCCTGATGTACGCGCTCGATCTCAATATACTGATAAACTGGCTGCTTCCCTCTTCTATCCGAAAAGGCAGAATGCTTGCCTGGTTGAACGCCCTGGTGGCACCCGTAAAAATGCTGCACGGTAAGTTCCTGATCTTCTCCAATACCACGAGAAGCGGGATTTACATCACCGGCCAAAAAAGGGTGCTGGAGTACTATTTAAACCGCTTTTGGCTTGGCAGCGCTCCGATTGAAGTGTATGATACTGATCAGGCCGAACCGGTGTACATCTTCACTGAAAACGAAAATCAGCCGGTTTATTTGCCGGTTTTCATAACAGGATCGGCCGTTGATTTCATTGTGCAATTGCCGCTCGATCTGCAACCGTATGAGTCAGCCATCCGGGCTTTTGTAAACAAATACAAGTTGCCAACCAAACGCTACGAGATCATTTACTTATGAACAATATCAATTTTGCTTCTCCGAATGGCTTTCCGCTGGAAGCGGATGCGACCCTGGGCTTTATGCAGTCGGCGTACACCAACGCCCTGAATGGCCTGGCCGCCTACTTTGGCAGCGGTGTGATCTTGTCGGGCTTGGTGGAGGCGGGTATGAATGTGAGTGACGGCTGGATATACCTCAACGGCGAATTGCTGTTTTTTGAAGGTGGCGTAAAAACAGCCAACTTCATCATCGAGCAAACGGTAGTACAGAAAGCGAACCAAAACGGATCGCTCATAGACCGGTATTTTACCAGAAAGGCAAAATTCGGAACCGGTGGCACTCAATATAACTACGCAGACCTGCAACGCCTGGAAGCGCTGCAAAACCTGCAAAATCGCCTGCTCGATCTCATTACATTCGAACCGGAAGTGATTGTTTCCGGCTGTGCCGTGTCGAGCGTGAACACGGGCGCGTCGACGCTGGCTATTGCTGCCGGTATCGCGGTGATAAATCGAAAGTTTGTGACCGTTCCGGCTTACTCTGGCGGATATCCGATTTACCTGAAGGAGGACGGCACCTGGACGAACACCGCGCCCGGGTCGAACTTCATCGCTTTCAATCCTTATACATCTCAACGCCTGGCCGACGTAACTGCACGGGCAACTTCTCCCATCGGTGACGTCCGGATGCGGGCAACGTTGTCGACCAGTTTCGACGGTACTGGGCTGGGCAAATGGGATATGAAAGGCTGGGCACTCTGTAACGGCGCCAATGGCACAATGGACTTGCGCAGCCGGTTCGTAGTGGCTTATGACGGTCGCATCAGTGATCCGGGTGGCGGCTTGTGGGACGTAGCATACAATACACCTGGTAACACTGGCGGGGAAAAGGCACACACACTGAGTACCTCCGAAATGCCTGCACACCGACACGGCCCGGCCTCCATTGGTTCGGGTGATGCTGGCCTTGTTCTTAAATCGATTTCCGGGCAGTCTACAACGGTTTCTGGCATCGACGCTTCCGGTGCTGGCACTGAGCCCAATGTGACTGCATCGCCGGTGGCCATACCGGAAGCGGGTGGCGGCCAGGCACACGAGAACCGCCCGCCATTCCGGGTTTTAGTATTCATCCAGCGCATTTGATAACATGGCAAAGCAAGCGATCAACACAATCAAGGGCTGGTTCCAGACTGGCGACAAACCCACGCAAAGCCAGTTCTGGGACTGGCTGGACTCATTCGTACATAAGGACGACACGATTGAAATAAACAACGTGAACGGGCTGGATGATGCGCTCAGTGGCTTTGCATCGCAGGAAAGCGTGCAGGCTATTACGCCAATCCTGTTGTCTGGCACGGCTTCTTCTCGTTCTGTGACTATTCCGGCCGGAACATTCCTGGACGTGATCCGGATTAAAAGCACGTCAGCAATGACGTTTTCTGTCGGGCTTAGCGCCGGCACTAAAGAGATCGTTTCCGACGAAGCCGTGGCGGCAAATTCGGCCCACTTCGTGGATCGATTATATGATTTTGAAACAGCGACAACAATATACTTCAGCGGGTTAGCAGGTACTTACACTATCAAAATCGTGTTCAAATGAAAGGGAAAGTTTTATTGTTGCTGGCCATTGTGCTGGCGTTTTCAGCGTCTGTTTTTGCTCAGCGTACCACAGTGACAGACGTGCTTCAATTGCCGTCTTCCAACGGAAAAAAGGTGTCGAGTATCATGACCGACACGACGCTTACGGGCGCGACTGATGCCATGCTGGTGTCGGCGCTGGCTGTCAAAAAATACGTCGACTCTCGCTCCGGGGGTAGTATTACCCAGCCCGTAATCTACAGCGTTGGCTTGGGTTCTCCGCTTCCTACGCAGCCTGTTCCGGCGGGATCAGCAGCAATTCAGATCATTGATGTGAACGGGAATAAGGCGCTACACCTGAGCAATGGCGTATCGTGGGTGAGCGTGGGCGAATTGCTGGGAGTGAAGAATGTGGACAGTTTAAATATAACACCAGGAGAGATTAAACTGGTGCATATTGGGCGCAATGGTGCGGCAACGGGGCAGGTTTTGAAGTGGAACGGGACGGCGTGGGTGCCATCATCCGACGCTACTGCGCCGACCGGGGCCGCTGGAGGCGACCTGGATAGCAACTACCCAAATCCGACCGTTGTGGCCATTCAGGGGCATCCTCTTTCAGATGCGGTTCCATTACCTGGCCAGACGCTTATTTGGGATGGCGGTTCTTGGAACCCGACCGCTCCACCTGGTGCGGCTCACGAATACGCTGATCCGGGTTGCCTTGCGCCTACTGTGGTTCCCGATCCTATTGTCGGGCCTTTCTTGGCATGGAATACGGATTGTCTCGAACAGTGGCGGTGGAATGGATTGGAGTGGGTGATCGATGGCTCTCCGGCCGGAACGTTTTATACAACGAGCCAATTTGCTGGAAATGGGGAGCCTGGAACGCCGCTGGCATTGGCGCAGAATGGCGCGAGTACGGGGCAGGTGATGAAGTGGAATGGCACGGTGTGGGCGCCTGGGACGGATGCGACGGGTGGTGGAGGTGTAGTAGTCCCTGGAAAAAGAATTCCTTATGGAACTGGGCTTACACTGAGTAGCGAGGCGGCGTTCACTTATGATACCGCACAAAATCGGCTTAATGTAGATACTCTATCAGCAATAAGGGTCACGGCTCAAATATGGGATAAAGGTTTACAGGGCGCAACTTATAATGTTGCAGCTTATGGTATTTTGCCAAATGGGGCAGACATAACGGCAAATCTTCAAAAACTTTTAGATACAATATATGTGCATGGTGGCGGAAAAATAACCTTTAACGCAGGCACTTACCGGATAAATGGAAAAGTGAAGCCACGTGTAAATTATAATGGGCTTAACGCGCCAAATTCTCCGGATATAGTTTTCGAAGGCGCTTCTTCATTTAATTCGGGGAATTATTTATCCCCTGTTGGTGGAACCATACTTGATTGTCGATACAATGGCGACACTATCGGGGTGTTTCAATTTAGAAGCACAGGAAAAACGGAGTTTTCAAGAATTACCTTTATAAAAGGTGCTACTGGACTTGAGGGAACCCCATTTATACACACTACATTCAGAACGCTACATATTCACGACTGTGCATTTATCGGCTTTTCAGCAACAAGTAGATGCGCTGGAATTATCCTTGGTGGAGACGTAGCATATGAAGGCGTTTCGCCTGCTGACACGTCTTTTTATAATGGATTCCAAGGTTACGGAACCGTAATAGAAAATAATTTTTTCAACTTTATAAACACAGGTGTTAGATTTAAAACTTATGCGAATGCGGTAGTGGTTACAAATAATAATTTTTGGAATGGATGCGGAGGGCTTGCGGCCATTACAATCACTCCGGCGGCTGCAAACTGTTACGGCAACGTTATTTCTAATAATCTAATTGAAATGTCTGCGTATTCGTATGGAATACTTCTTGGACGGGCAAATGGAAACAGCATCATACATAACAACTTTTTCGATCCTGTTCCTGGTACATCAAAGGCAAATGTTAGGGCGCTGCAACTGACAAACAATATGGTTGTTTCGGGCGGCGTAGGTGGCACGATAGACGACCTTTACGATCCATTTCAGAGTATAAGGTATATTCCGTGGGTACCTGGAGATACTGCTATTGTCCCGAACTATGAGTTACACAAGGCAGGCAACAAAGTCTTAATGGAATCGGTGAGCGAAAGGGTTTTTTCCGGCACCGACGAGGCATATATGACGATAAAAACGACAACGCCATACGGTCAACAATTAAAAATAGACAAATCCGGCGTTACATCAATCCTCGCGTCGTTTCTGGACTATTCCGGGAATACTAAAGAATGGACATTTCCTGTTACCTCGTCAGGAACAGGGCGTCTTACGTCAGAGGGGAACTTACGCATATTTGCTAAAACGGGGGGGGAGGTCTATATCGGAGACGCGGCAAACCAAAATCATTTATTTTTGTCCGGAACTCTTTATGGTGGGTTGACATCGACAACTACGCCGTTTAAAGTTGGGCAATCCGATAAAATAGTTTGGGGGGATACATCCAATCCGCTTTCAGGTGACGCAGCCGGACTTACGTCGACAAGTATTAATATTTTGAGAACCATAAACGCGGCCGGAAGCGACGGGAGACACCAGGCATCCGAATTTTATGCCACCGGAACGGGGGCAAATTCGTTGCCGTCAGGAACAACCGCACAAGCGCCTTCAGGTGTTCAGGGTTTGTTGCGAATTAATAAGTCTACAAGAAAACTAACAGTTGTAAGGACTGGGACAAGTTACGACGATGTTCTTACTGCACAGGACACTATGGGGGCGTCAATTGGTCAGGTGTTGCGTTGGAATGGCACATCTTGGGTTCCTTCCAATGATTATGAGGTGGTTTCAATGGTTGTTGCTCAACCAACAAGTAATTTTACTTCCACGGGTGTTGTCCCAGATGGGGCATGGCGTGTTCCATCGACATTCAACGGCTGGACTCTTTATGGTTACACTGTATCATTGTACACGGCTGGTTCTGGGTCTGGCTCTATCACAATCCAAGTCAATCGTGCAACGCCTGGAGGTGGATCCTCGAGCGGATGTTCTATGACTTTTTTGGCTGGTGATGTGCAAAAAGATGTTGTTAACTGCGGATTGACACTTTCTACAGGAGATATGTTGCGGTTGAATGTTGGAACAAATGACCTTGCTACGTCTGCTCAAGGCCTTGTTGTTACATATATTTTAAAGCCATGA